GAAGGTTCACCAGATCGAAGAGAACTACTACGCCTTCCACTGCCCAGGTTGCGGCTACGGTCACGCGGTCACTGTCAACGGAAAGAAGAATAGTTGCGGCGCAAGTTGGGGATGGAACAGTTCAATGGACAAGCCAACTTTCACGCCATCGATCAATTGCAATGCCGATGACCCGCCGCATCGCTGCCATAGTTTCGTGACTGATGGCCGCATTCAATTCCTCGGTGACTGCTTCCATGCGCTCGCCGGGCAGACGGTTGAGATTCCGGATTGGGAGGATTGATGGCCAACTCTCCTACATCCCGTCCCACACCCCCGACCGCTACACCGCTTCCAATTCAGCGCGTCCAATTCACCGCCAAAGACTTTGCGGAGAACCCAGGGAGCGTCAATGTAACGCTGAACCAGGTCATCGGAGCGATTCAATCTCTGCAAGGATCGAGCGGCCCGAGTGTTCTCCCTTCGGGCATCGACGTGGCCGGCAGCACGATCACAGGCCTGGCCGCGCCCACTTCCCCGTCAGATGCAATATCGGCGGGGCACGCGGCAAACCAATACAGCGCATCGTCTCTCGGGCCGCAACTCGACATTGGCGGTAAAAACGCATTGAAGGGTCTGACGGGGTTGCAGATGACCTCAAATTCTCAGGCATCAACACTTGCAACGATCACGGCAACCTTGGCAACTGGAGTGAGCGGAACGGTGACGCTGGTCAAACTAACAGTCGGCGGAACGAATGGAAGCCTGACGTTCGCCGCGGGTCTTATAACTGCATTTACGTCTCCGACGTAAGGATAACAGAATGGCTCAGGATACAGAATATCGGCCAGTACCATTTGTCTATAAGTCGAAAGGACTTGTTGCGCGCAGCATCGAGGACCAAGCTCCAGAGTACACCTATCTTCAAGTGCTTAATTGCCTGGAGCGTGAGGAAAACGCGATGTCGAGTCGATTCGGCACGCAGATTATCAATCGCGACCCCGCCGGCGCAGGAACCAGCAATCATTATTTCACCCAGCCGGTTACATCTCTTTCGCGACTCACATTCCAAGGCAGCGCATGGCGTTACGCCGGTCTCGCCGACGGTTCTCTCCAGCGCCGTTCAGGAAATACACAAGGAGCTTATACGCAGCTCACTCTACCGACGACCGTAACCGGAACACAAGTTGTTCTCTCCGGCCAGCCATTCGAGTCCATTGTTCAAAGTTGCTTCGAGACGAGCCAAGCCTATCTTTTCATTTACGACCAGAACGCGTCAATCAAAGACCAAGGAACAGGCAACCCGCAACTCACCGGCATCGATCCATCTCCGTACACCCTAAACGTCCTTCCCTATGCACCACTGCTTACAATGATAGATAGTTTTGCGTCTACAAACACCTATGCAACCACGGGACTATCAACATGGGGAAGCAGCATACAAGCTACCTTGACGACAAGCCCAGGGAGTCTCATCACCGACTTTACGCAATTTTTGAATGCGACCAGCTCGGGGGGGAACACTTATACAATATCAGGCACAGTGTCGGCGTCGGTGACGCAGTTTGGGATAGGAATCTCAAGCAACACATCTTCTGTTTTATCAGGATTCGGGTCCGTTGTTCCTACGGGCGGAGAAACGGTGTCTCTCACCGTCACCGTAAACGGAACGGTCACATCCTCAGGAAATCAGGGTTTCGGAGGTGGCGGAGTATCTTACCAGTATTCAGTAGATGGAGGTTCATCGTGGAATACATTCTATGGATTCGGCGGAACCAATACCACATTGGCATCACAAGATTTCATAACTTCTATCGTTATATCCAACCTTAACCTCTTGCAATTAAGGGCGGTTGCGACAGCAGGGATTGGAGAGCTCCCATTTACTGTAACTGCTTCCGGGAGTATAACGTGGGCGTCTGTTACGGTCAATAATCCATTCGCCTTGGGTCTAGTGAAAAACGGGATGATTTCCCTGCTCAATACGAATACTCTGGTAACGGTGAGCATAACAAACGTTACGTCGCAGACGATGGTGAATGGTCTATATACTCAACTTTTGGTATCGACGAACACCGTTCATGGTTTGGTGGCAAACGACTTAATGGCTATATATGGATCATCGAGCAACATAGTGGACGGATTTTATCAGGTGATCTCTGCTCCAACGACGAAGACACTCATTGTTGCGTATCAGACGGCTGTCCAGATAGGTGCTACGGGTGGGTATGTGACTTATACGACATCGGGAAGTGGAGACGCCAACCATCCATTCGCGTGTGTGTTGACCGATCAATACATCAATCCGTACCCTTCACAGGTAACAGCGTGGGGTTTCTACGAGTGGGTTCCTCCATCGACAACAAGTTTTCCTGTGTATGCGTGGGCAGGAACGATTACATCTGCCAGTTCTACGGGAACAGTGAGCGCTTCTGTAAATCTTGATTTGAACCAGAGTAATCAAGTTACAAACAGCGATCTAATCGTACTTACGTTTCTAACCTCTGCCCCGGCGAATATAGCACAAGTCCAACTACAGTTCTACGTGGGTCCAGGACTGAATAACTACTACACGGCGTTTATCTCCCCGGCTTACTATCAGCAAGGAGTGGATGGTAACCAGTTGGCGTATCAGACCACTGAGAATCAAATTCTCGCGGATACCCTGGGTTTGATTTCAGGGCAACCGGTAGGGACAACTACAGCGCAACTTCAGCCGACGAATATATCCACCGGGATCAACGCTTGGCAGTCATGCTATATTCCTCGCGGGAACTTCTTGCCGGTCGGACAGGCAGGGCAAGCCGGACTCGACTGGTCGAACGTCACCGGATGGATGTTGACGGTGACGACCAACTCGAATGGCGGCGCATCATTCTCTTGCAATGGACTTTATCTTCAATGGGGTTACGGACCATCATCGTTCGCGGGCGTGGGCTACGACTATCGGTACACTTATTACAACGCGAACACCGGGACTGAATCATCGCCGAACCCGGAGCAGATGTTCAATGCAGATTTTGGCTATCTCGCGTCAACAACCGCGCCGATCTTTTTACGCCAGGCCGCGCAGGTGGTGGGCCAGTATTCTCCGGACTCGCAGGTGACGCACGTCAGGCAGTACCGGCGCGGCGGAACGATGGCCGATAATTGGGTCCAGGTTGGTCAGATTCCGAATATCGCCGGAACGGGCCAGTTCGTTTTCAAAGATGTGATCGCGGACGCCTATATTCAACAGGCGCAGATCCTGGTACTCGACAACGATCCGCCTGTGACCAGCTCGCTTGTTACGCCGATCCAGACGACTCTGGCGGCGGCAACCACGCTTTCCAGTTTGAATTCAATCTACAGCACTTTCAGCTCGCAGACGGTGACTGTGGCGCAAACCGGCGCGGTGTTCGTGCAGAACCAACTTGCCATCATCGGCAATCCGTCGAACGAAGAGGTGGTGGCGGTCATCACGGGCGGGACGGGAACCTTTACGGCGATCTTGCGGCTGCAGCACAACCAAGGCGAGCCGGTCAGCGTCTACGCTGTTCCCCGGCAACCATGCAGTCTGTGCGCCGAGGCCTACGGCCAGGTGTGGCTGGCTGGCGACGAGAACAATCCCAACAACCTTTACTACTCGAAAAAGGGGTTACCGGAGAATTTCGGTCCGCAGGACTACATTTCCGTCTCGACGCCAGACGACATTATCAACGCAGTCATCAACTGGCGCGGAACGCTGGTTGTGGGCACGATGAAGACGTGGAAGATCATTGTGGGCGGCGCGCAGCCCTATCCTCAGACGACAGGCTCTGTGCATGGCATCGTGGCAAGGGATGGATGGATCGAGGTTGAGGGAGCGATTGCCTACCGCGCAGCGGATGGAATCCGGATGTTCACTGGCGCCGATGGCCAATACATGACGCTGCCTATCGAATGGATTTACCGCGGCAACCCGCAGTGCATCCCGCCGCAGGCCGACCCGACCCAGGCCGGACAGGATGTGTTCGCTTATTATAACAATCAAGTTATTGAATCCTATATCAGCACTGGCACTGGCAGTCCCCGGTATCGGATGATATGGGATACCGAGTACAAGCGCTTCCGCTATGACGACGTGGCTGCGACCGCGATGTTCTGGGAGAAGGACACGAACGTCTTTCTCGTCGGCAAGCAGATCGGAGCCGGAAAGTACGCCGTGGTGCAAGACCAGGTGGGCGACTACGACGACGGTGGATGGAACACGGCCAGCCCCCCGGCGCTGATCCAGACGCCAATCACCATGACCATCCAGCATCCGTACCGCGACCTCGGAAAGCCACACAACAAGAAGCAGTGGAACTGCTACGAGACAGATGTGAATACGCAGGGCCAAGTGATGACCTCGACGCTGCTCTTCGAGGGCGGGTTCATTTCGGTTCCGCTGGCGAATGCCTCAACCACGCATCGAGACAAAGTGGATCTCTTCGTCAACAACGGACTCGGGCAGGAGGCATATCGCGCATCAATCATTCACACCATCCCGGTGACGGTTGCGCCAATTCTCTACCAGGAGGACATCTACGCGGCCGAGTTGGCGGAGCTGACGGCGACCATCGATTCCTACTGGATCAAGTTTGGGACGGACGAATCGAAGTTCGCCAAGCAGGCCTACTTTGATTACAGTTCCCCGGCGCCGATCGCCGTGAGCCTCTACGCTGACAACAACGCGATTCCCTACTTCACGTTCACACTGCCGGCGGCCGCGACGCGCACGGTGATTAGGCAGAGATTTGGAAACAATAACCCAGGGACGACGGCGTTCACCTTTAGGACATGGCGACTGGTTGCGCTGGCAACCGGAGCGGTTCCGCCAGATCGTTTCCAGATGTGGGCTCCGATCAAGATCGAGTGGAAGCCGGTTGGCGCGGGTAATAATTTCAGACCGTATGAACTTCAAACGTAGGAGGCGACTGTGGCGTTTAGGCTATGTGAAGACAAGAAATGCAGGTCGAGACACCCGAAGGCGGTGTTTCAGGTGGACGGGCGCCTCAAATGCTTTGCCTGCTACGAGAGATTCATGGAGATCAATTTCGTCGATGAGCACAGGATATACCGCCTATCCGACAAGGAATCCGACTTCCCTGAGACGATGAAGCAGTTTACGGCGCGGGCGGTGAGCGCCTGATTTTCCGCTTGCAAGAATCGGATGCCGGGTGTACATTTGAATTGCAAGCGTAACCAACGCTTAGAGACGAGGACAATTCATGGATGTGAAAGACTTGGAACTTGACGCAATCTCCTTCAACCAACCCCCCACCAAAAGCCAACTCGTGAACACCTTACGGGATGTGAGCACCTTCCTGGGTCGCGTTGGCGGCGCGCTTATTCTGGACGGCTCCTACTCGGTGGCCGATCCGCCGCTGGGCCAAATGTTGAACAGCGCCATCCAACTCAAGGCCTCCGCGGACGCCTTCGACGCCGGACCTTCCGCTTCCGGCCTGGCTCTTCCGCAGCCGGCACCTGGACCGCGCCGGGTATCGTAGAACCCTAAACATGAACAAGGGAAGCGCGCCGATGAATTACTCGACGCGCTCCTTCACGCCGGAAAGAGGTAGCCAATGCCGATCTTCCAACTGAGACGAGGGGTTCTCCTTCAAGGCTTTCATGGTGCGAGGTTTATCTCCAAACCGAAATACTCAGGATGGATATTGAAAGCTCTTGGCGTAACCGTCAAGTGGAACCATCCTGAATCAACGGTGTGGTTTGAATCAAGCATTTCTTTTGGAGGGGATCACTCTCCTGAGAAAAAGATTCATGCCCGTGAAGCCATTCATGAACGGGAGTATTGCGGAGGATCAGGCAAAAATACTGAGGGATGTAGCAGAGCAGAATGGGTTCATCTACAGCTCTCCCAACATCACAGAGGAAATATCCAACAAGTCTGCTTTCTGGGGCGCGTTTTCCAAGTGGAAGTCGGCAGGTATGCCGGACGCCTGGAGTGACTATTCGGGCCGGAAACGCGCAGCCGCGACCCTCGACCACATCGAAGAAGAAAGGAAATCAAATGCCGATTGAACTCGCAGTAGCCCTGCCATTTGTCCTCTGGATTGCCCTTCGCCTTGCCTTGCCCGCTGGTCCTTATGAAATGGACCATGGACAGGGCACGAAGCCGGGAACCTTCTTCCCGCTGCTGATTCTCTACTCGGCCTTCGGATATTTTGTCGGTGTCCTTGGCTTGTATGGCGCATCCTGGACCTTTAGGTACACCGGTAATCTTTGGGTCTGCGGAGTGTTTCTGGTGGCTGCGCTCTGCTCGCTGCTATTCAATTGGCTGCTGGTCTTCTTTTACAAAGGGTACATGACAGTGAAGTACCCCGGCAAGGAGTTCAGCGAAGCGCGGGGCGTGTATGAGAAGATCGGCCCGTCCAACTACACCCTCAACAAATACGCGCTGATTCTTTCGCTCGGCTTTTCTTCGGTCGCGTTGCTGATTGCCGGCGTGGTGTTGCTGGCGTTGGAGGTTGGACGGTGATGGAAGGCCTTGTCGAAGTCCGCGAGAGTTACTTCAAGAACGGTAATGGGACGATCTTCATGCGCCGTCAGATTGGTAATCGGATTCTCTTTGAAGGACCGGCGCAAGTTGCTTTCGTCTCGTGGGATATGGCCGACTTACCATGGAATCGCAAGCCTACACAGGCGTTGGTCAAGGAAGGTCCGAAAGCGATGGTGGTGTATGGCGGATGAAGTTGACGTTCTCTTGGCCTTGAAAGAAGACGGTTACCGCCTCGGCGACCTTCAAGCCATCCGCTACGACAAGAAGAACGCCGATCTCTTCCCCGACGACTATCTTGGCCATCTGTACAATCGCTGTCGCGAGTCCAAGCGCCGGTCTGGGAACGGAATACTCGACGCTCTTTTTGGCGGCAACCCCGCATCCGACTTCAACTCTATCGTCGCCTATCTCGTCTCGCGCTCATATCTTATAATCCTTGGCCGATGGGAGGGCGATAAGTTTCACGAACTCGGATTTGCTTTTTCGGTCATCTCTTGCGGTTTCCCCCACACGGAGAAGAGTCTCTTCGGTGGTTATGGTTTTTTTCGAGACGCATGGGGCACATCCGACCAAGAGATCGTCACCATGCTGGGCCTCGCCTATCTCTTCAAGGAACTCGATATTGTCGCCTTGCACGGAATCCGCTACGAGGAGAACCTGCTCACCGCCCGGTTCATGGCGAAGTTTGGATTCAAAGTGGACGGTGCCATTCCCTACTACCAGTTGAAGGGCAACAAACTGGCGACGGGGATCATCTCGACGCTGCTGCGCACGGACTTCGAGGATTACGTGGCCGACTTCCTGGTCAAGCAGTATCGGGCGGCAGAGGTCGATACTCTAGCGCCTGTGGCTGTCGAGCCGGTCGTCGAGTATCCAGCCGCCGACGATACCCGCGAGGCTATCGACGAGCAGGTGGCCCGGCTGGCTGCCGGCGAGATTGCCGCGGTCTTCTTCCCGTACAGTTCGACCTACGTGCCGGGGATTCCTGCGGGCATGGACCTGAAGGTGATCGCGCAAGGGGAGAACGGGGCGGGCATCTACTTCTTCAATCCACGGCAGGTCGAAGAAGCTCAAGTTGGACCGCTCAAGATTATTCCGCAGCCGCGTTTGGTTCCGCCCGCGCCCGTAATTGATGTACAGTGGCCGGAAGTCGATGAGGTCATTCCCGAAGCAGAGCGCACCGCGCCGGTCGCCGTCGAGGATCTGGTCGTCGTCCAAGCGTTCGGCGAGGACGGCGCGCTGCTGCGCGACAAGATCGTGGAGCGGACGGCCGAGGCGGTTGCCGTGCAATTCGAGGTCTTCGAGCGCCGATTCCCTGGATGCAGGTGCGAGGTTGTGGCGGCAACCGAGGACGATTTACAGCCAGAACTTCCCTTTTGAGCGCCGCAAAATCCTGAAAATCATCTCCCGCAAGCCAGTTCCCCGGCCCGCCAGTCCTGCTATCATTTCGCCGTAGGAGTGTGGCGAGATGGGAAAAAGTGCAACCAGTCAGGATGCTTCTCTTCAGGCGTCAGAGACTACCAGTGCCAATGCGGTGACTTCTAATGCTGATGCACTGACCGCACTCGCATCACAGCAAAATTCCCAGGCCAACACACTTTTCAACGAGTCAAATCCCGGGTTTGTCGCAGCTCAAAATTTTTATCAAACCTTAGCTTCAGGGGATCCCTACGCTATTTCGAACGCCACTGCTCCCGCCGCGCAGCAGATTGCTCAAGCCACAGCCGGCGCCAAAGACAATATCATGAACAACTCCCCGGCAGGCGGAACCAAAGCGCTTGCGCTGGAAAATGCTGACGTAAAACAGGGAGAGCAGGTCGGAAAAATCGCGTCTCAAGGATACCTGGGGTCGTTCAACGCTCTGGCGAAACTGGGCGCGCAAGGAATTGGCGAGAGTACCTCGATGAACGGCGAAGCAATATCTGGATACGGGGCGGCGAATCAAGGATATACAGGGGCTGCCGGTATTCAGGGCGGCATCATCCAGCAGAATATGCAACAGAAAGGCCAAACGCTGGGAGCTTATAATTCGTTCACTCAGGACTTGATGACGGGCGGAAAACAGAATCCGTCTATGGCTGGGCAAAGTCCTTCACAGGCAATGCCTGCAGATAATTTTGGCAACATCGGTGCTCAAGGTGGAAATGGAGCAGTTTCAGGTATGACCGGGGCTAACGATCTCGGCATGGACTATAGTGGCGGAGTAGCAGACGGTGGTGGAGCAGCATCATTCTTGGCATAGGAGGACTCGTGGCTCAAGACGAACAAGACGACAGCATGGCCGCTGCTCCTGCTGCGCAGGATCTGCCCACCTACAACACTGCCGACTCCCCTTACCCTACAGTGGACGCGCCATCTATTCCGCAAAAGCCCCAGATTCAACTGCCACCGCAACAGCAACAGCCTCCGCAGAATCTCGGAGCCGTGACGCATGGCGGGGCAATTGCCTACCTGGCCGACGGCATTCTCCGTGGCTACGTGCAGGGCCGGAATATGGTCAACGCGCAGCAGGCGATGAAACTCAAGCGCAAGTCGGACGATCTGCAGAACTCCTACAATCAGGATGCCCAGCGGCTGTACCAGTTGGCCTCGGCGGGCATTCCTCAGAACTCGGATGCGTTCAAGTCGGCACAGTCCGCGGTGAACGGTTCATGGGGCGCGCTGCAGGACTTCCGTGGCCAACTCATCGACCAGCAGGAAGGCGGCAAGAAAAAGAAGGGGAAGGGCAAAGACGGGCAGCAACTCCCGCCGGCAGCCGTTCTCTCGAACCCAGCCTCGACACCGCAGGAGAAGGCTCAGGCGCTGCATCAGGTGTCCATGCAGGCTGGGCCGCCGGTTCTCGCGCAGGTTGCCCGGTTCTACACGCCGCAGGCGCAGCAGCAGCGCACAAATCAGGGGACGGCGCAGGGGTTGCAGACGGACGAGTTGCAGGCGCGATCTACGATCTCCAAGCTCGGCCCGCAGATCGCGCAGATTCAAAACAAGCCGCAAGATCAGTGGGCTGATTCTGAGAAGCAGTTGGTCGCGCAGTACAAGCAGGCCTACGATGTGGTGAATCCGCCGAAGATCAAAGAGCCCAAGCCGGGCGATGCCGTGCTGGTGGCAGCCGACGATGTGGTTGGCCGGATTCAGGCTGATCCCAAATACAAACTCACACAGCAGGACCATGAGATGTTGAGGCTTGGCGGCTTCGAGAAGGATGCTACCGAGAAGCAGTGGTACAACCAGAAGACCGGGGCGGTAATTACCGTTTTGGATGACGGCACGGTCAAGGTGACGAAGACCGGGACCGGCAGCGGGACCGGCGGCGCGGGTGGCGGAAAGAACAACATAGAGGCTGTCAAGGCCAGGCTTAAGCACGAGTTTCCAGAACTATCCGACGAACAAATCGACAGCTTGGCAAGCCAGAAGGAATTCGGCGCGACCATCTCTCACGAAGGGAATTTAGGGGAACTTTCTCACTTAAAAGACCCCGAAAAACAGCAAGAATTTGATAGCAAGGTCTTGAAGACAGCAATCAATAATCTGAGAGAATCTTCGGAATACAAAGGGCTTGCTGATTTCGATGACGCACTGGCAAACATTGTAGGCAAGGATGACGATGGAGAGTATCACTATAGGGATACCGTAGAGCCTCCACGCAAAGATGGAGGATATTCGGGAAACCTTCCACTTGACGACAAGAAAGATAGTCCAGTTTCCCTCACCAAAATGGAGCGCGACCTTCAGCGGCAGATAATGAACGTCCTCTCGGACCCAAAAAATGGGGTTATTGAGAAAAAAGATAGGGGGGCTGCTCTGCGCAGGATGAAACCTATCTTAGCCAAAACAGCAGCTCCGGCGGGAGGCGGCGCATCGCCTGGATCGCCACAGGCCGCAGCCGCACCGTCAGCGGCGCCGGCCTCGTCTCCGGCGTCGCAGGGCGGTAAAAGCGATGAGCCACGAGAGCGCAAAATCTACCAGCACGGGCAACTTCACGGAACAATCAAATTGACCGATGCCGAAGCAAAGCAACTTGCCGATGATGCAGACTTCAAGGCGCAAGGCGGTACAATCAAATAGCCATGGCCGACACTCAGACGAATACCGCCACTCCGCCCGCGCCCACCGCACCTCAGAGTGGTGAGGGTAAAGATGCCTTCGCTGATCTCGTAAACAAGAAACTTCGCAAGATTGAAGGCGGTCGCAAAGACAAGTTCGCTGATCTCGTGAACTCCAAATTAGCGAAGATACAGAAGCCAGCCGCGCCAGCGCCAACCGGCAACCTGTCCAAAATCGAAGAGAACCCGAGCCAAGAGGGAACCTACGCCGTCAAGATCAACGGCCAAGTAAAGCAGGTTCCATTCAGTAAGGTTCCGCACGTCGCCGCTATTGCGCCGTTCGGCGCTTATGGTCACACCAACTTTGTCACAGAAGCGGACGAAAAACGTTACCGCGACGATCTTAGCGCTTATGAGAAAAACTTACGGAGTGCATCTAGGGGCGCTACGTCAAACGGAGTCTGGGATTACGTAAAACATGGTCCAGCCGCGGGCGCAGTAAAAGATGCGCGCGCCATTGACGAGAGACTACAGCGTGAAGTGTATGGCGCTGAGCGATGGGATATGCAGGCCGCGCCGCCTGCGCCAACAAAGGAGCCAGAGCCAATTCACGAGTCTGCATGGTGGCGTCGAACTAAAAAAGGTTCCTCGGCCATGTATGACTTGTTCCTTGGAGGCAGTGGCCCTGGGGGAATGCCTAACATCCCGCCAGCGATTATCGGCGGAACCGACCTTGACCCGCAGGTGATGTTGCAGAAACAAGCAGCGAAGGGTGATGCGCAAGCCCAGCAAACTCTCGGCCTCCAGCAAGAGATTGCGAAAACCTTCGAGACTCTACTTGTGAACGTCAGCGGCAGCGCGGCCTTCCAGAAAGTATTTGACCCAAACAGCAAAAGTAAGTTTTCTCGCGGCGTGACCGGCTTCACTAAGTCTGTCGAGGGCATGACCAGCATTGATAACATCTATTCTCTGGCCGCTATCTACATGGCCCCAGAGTCTATCTCGAAGCCGATGGGTTTGGTGTTCCAGGCCGACATCGCGAAGAGTGGCGTCGAGGGGATTGCGGGAGCATCAGAGGCTGCCGCAAAGGGCGATGCAGGAGCCAGTTCGGAAGCCTGGGGTGGGATGCTCGGAAACATCGCCGTCATTGCTGCGATGGGTTACGGTGAAGGCAAGATCAGAGAGGGCGTGGACGCCTTCCAAAATCGCGACACCACTGCCATTCTCAACGACAAGGCGCAGGAAGCCTACGAGAAGAAGTTCGGCGACCTGACTCCAAACGAGAAAGCCTCTGTTCTTTATGAGGTGGTTGAGGACGCCAACCCGCGATTCAAGAAGCGGGTGTATCAACGGGTGTATCAAGAGGTTGCGAAGCTCAATCAGAAGCGAGTGGCTCCGCGATTCTTCCACAGAGAAGGGAAAGACGCAGAGGGGCGTCCGCTAATCAAAAAGGTTGGCATCGACCCGCGTGCGGCCAAAGCTGGAGCGGAGGCCGCCGAGCTGACCACGGAAGAGGTTCGCCAGCAGCGCCTGGAAGCTGCCAAGAAACTCACTCGCCAGATTATCGAGCGCAAAACGAGGGAAGAGGCCTATAAGCAGGATGCGCTTCGCCGGGAGACAGCCGCGCGCCAGCAGCAGAAGGATTTGGATTTACAAGAATTCGCTATCCGCGCAGACGTAATCATCCCACAAGAGGAACAGCGAGGATTCGGTGTCGTCGAGAGCCGCACCGCCGAGAACCTGCCCGTCACCGGCCTGCGCAAGACTACTGAGCGCGAATCGGGCCAGCGGTACGATCCTGAGCGTCCAGAACCAGCCATCCCGGTCGTCGACCGCCGCGCCGCTGCCGCAGAGCCCACACCCGAAGAGCACGCCCAGGTCACAGCCGCCGAGCGCGCCGTGCAAGAACTTTCTGAGCAGAAGTTTGACCAGTCGTTCACCTCGCTGCCTGTCGATCGCCAGAAGCTCGCCGCGGCCTGGCTGGAAAAGAGTCACCCCGAGCAATGGGAAGCCTTCAAGAAGACTCCGGCCTACGAGCGGCACCTCTCCGATGTGAAGCACGCGGACCTGGCCGATGCCGCGGTCAAGCAGTACCTGGCGCGCAACCCCACAGGCGACCAGCAGCCGCTGGCACCGGGCGCGGACATTGCCGCCGGCACAGCCAAACTCATCCTCGCGCGCAGCAACATCGATTCCGTGCTTAAAGCGGACCCTGAAACCAGCCGCGACCTCAATGAGCACACCGAGCGGTTCATCGGGAAATCTTTCGACGCGCTTCCCGCCGAGATGCGCGCCGCGGCGCTGGCCGACTATCTGCGCACGAAGCCGGAAAAGGTTCACTCCTTCATGACGGTGGACCTGACCGAGCGGATGCGTACCGGCCAGCATATCGACATTGCCAACATGGACGCGGCGGGCCTGATGCGGCAGCGCGCCAGTCTACGCATGGACCAGCGCGACTCAATTCGCCGGTCGATGGACGAAGACCTTGCTGTGCAAATGGTCACAGAGGAGCGTGACAGCCATCACAGCGAACTTGCGGCGGCAATCACTGCGTCGGAAACCGGGCGCTCGCCGTCGCTGGATGAGGTGAGCCGGGTTAGCAAGGGACTTTCGGAGCAGGCGTCGAAGATGGGCCTCGGGGAAGTCCACTCACCAGCAGACCTTTTCAGGATCGAAAAAGATGTGAAGGCATTGCCGGAGCGGACGCGGACGCCGGCGGTCAATGAGTTTCTGGTTCGGATGCGTCAGGTGCGCGCCGCGGCGCAGGCGCATATCGCGACGGAACTGGCGGAGCGGACCGCGGCCAGTTTCAGGGAGAACGCGGAAGAGGCACGGCCCGTCGTAATTGAGCAGGTGGTAGACCTTTCAAATAAATCCAGCGAGCTGCAACAAGCCGCCGACGACCTGCAAACGCAAGGTCAAGCGGCAGCGGCTGATGCCGCACGGCAGACGGCGGATTTCGTCCGACAAAAGGCGGAAGCCGTTGTGGCGGGCGCGGAGTCGGTTCAAAATCCAGCTCCGCCACCGCCCCCTGGTCGGCCTCGTCCGAAGATTGTTCTTGGCGGCGTGACGGAGATTGTTACCCCAAATCATCCAGAAGGCCTCAAGGCTCATTACGCCCTGCTTCCCTCGAAGGCCGTGCGCACCTCTCACCACCCTGTCACTTTTGAACCAACCGAAGGATACGACCAGAAGGTCCAGAAGCGCCATTACGACACCGATAAATCGGCGCAGGTAGACGTGATCGTCAACGGCGCCAACCCCGATGGCAGGATTCTATACTCAGACACCCCTCTTACGATGGATGGTCCGCCTGTGGTTGCGTGGCGTCCAGACGCAGATGGAAGCGCGACAGTCCTCGAAGTTGTCGGCGGCAATGGCCGGGAGATGATTCGGCAGAGGGCAAGATTGCTTCATTCAGATGCGCATGAGAAGTTGATGAACTTCCGGTCTACGCGCATTGACAGGTTTGGCCTCTCGGACGCTGCGGGGAATGTAGAGTTTGGAGGCGAACCATACGACGTTTACAGGCTTTTGGATGAGCCTGTTACCAGCGAGATCGAGTGGACAAGGCTCGGCGAAGACTCAAACCGTGATCCAATGAAAGGTTCGAGCGCGGAAGAAGAAGGCGTGGCAATGTCCAGGCTGCTCACGCCGGAGTATCTCGACCGACTCGACAACATTTTCTCGTCGTTGCCGCATATTGAAACAGACAAACAAGGAAGAGAACATCCTATTTCGTTGCGCACGGCAACGCGAACTCGCTCCTCTGATATTGTTCAGTTGCTGGTGGACGCGGGAATTATCGCGCCCAACAAGCGGACAGAATATATCGTCCAGAATGGAGAGAGCAAAGGGGATCTCACACCTAAAACCAAAGACTTGATAGAGAATATGTTGATTGGGTTGACGGTCACTGACCCGCAGGTTCTCACCGACGCGCCCGCTGACGTGAAGAATAAGTTAGCAAGGGCTGGAGTGTTCTTTGTCAAAGCGAAGAGCGCCGGAGAAAATTGGAACCTTGCGTCTTACAACACAGACGCTGTGCGGCTGTATACCAAAGCCGATGCAATGTCCTATCGCCTGTCTCGCCTTAGAGGAACTTCGGAGGCAACGTCAAAAGGCGCGGGGAGTTCTTCGCTGATTGAGAAGTATCTCTACACTGGAAATTATGAGGATAAGAACGGTCTGAATGCGGAGCAAGGCGATCTTAGTCTTGACTCATTTTCTTTTGCGGACGGTCAATCTTTAGGCCACCCAGAGACAGACGCGGTTACCGCTATGGCGATGGCTCTTGAGCAGACGCCGCGCGAATATGCGTTGATGCTGGCGAAGTACGCCGATAGAACAAAGCCATCTATGTTTGGCGCCGAACACCCGGCAGACGTGTTCAATGCTGAGATCGCTGGAAAGTTCAAGAACGGCGAAGGTAACCCACTGCGCGTCATCCCCGAAGAGTGGGGCGCGGTTGCGCCGATGCCCGAAGCGGTCAAGGCGGCGATCGAGGATGCGCGCGGCCCGCTGCCGGTTGAGCCGGAAGTTCACGCGGAGACGGTGGTCGCCGACGTGATGCCGGACTCGTCGAGCGTGGTCGAGGCGCTGCCGGAAGGCCCGCGGTCAGTGAGGGAATTACGCAAGGCGCTGGCAGCACATTCAGAAATCAATAAGGACATCGAGACTACCGAGAAGATCACGCAGATGTTCGAGCATATTCTCCCGACGGCGTTGGGTGAATTCATGGAGGATATTCTCGGCAACCGCAGATTAACCTATGTATTCGGCGGCGAAGATTCCGAAGCTCCAAAGAGCAGCGGATATTTTATGATGCTCAACGAAGCGCAAGCGATGATTCACTTGTGCGACACAGCAGACTCTTCAACTTATCTTCATGAGATGGCGCATTATATTCGCCGGTTCATGAAACCGGAATACCAGGCCATCGCCAACAAGTTTGTTGGTTTTGTTCCGGGAGAGGGAAGAGAGTGGTCACCTGAGCAGGAAGAGAGATTCGCGGATGCGTTTGTTCACTACTATCACGACGGAGGAATCAAGCGCGGCAACGCGGAGGGTACGAAGAAAATGGAGGGCGTGTTTGCCCATATAAGCCGGGCGATGCAGTCCATTTATAATTCAGTTCGCACGTTTGCGAATGGTCCGGGGAACAAAGAACTTGATGCCATGTTTGATGAATGGCATGATTGGAGTACGGCTGAGCGCAAACCATTTATAAAGAGAGTGGATATTGATGCTATTGCCGAGTTCGCCGACAAGGTAGAAATTCCTAAAGAAGCGAAGGTGATCGAGAAGTCAGCCAGACCCGTGTCCGGCAAGACGCAGGATGTGGTTTTCACTGACGAAAAACTCGCCAAGGCGTTTCTCAAGAGAAATGCAAAAAAGATTGGATATTATGAGATGTTAAAAGTTAAAGGAGAGGAGACTACATACATAAGGGTTGGTAGCTTATCAATGAAGTTGCGTCAACCTGGGTTGAACGAAACGATCGAGTTGGCACGCAAGGCCAGGTCGATTGAAGATGATTTGAAGCGGGAGAATAACCCTGAACGTCGAGCGTTACTGCGCGGCCAGTTGAACAATATCGAAGATAAACTGCGCGGCTCCACCAGTATTATTGGGGCCGGGAAGCCGGAGCCGAAGGATACCAGCATCATCCAACTTGTTCACGGCGTCAGCGAGATGCCGCGGCTAGATGAGCCGACGACCCCGGCGCAGGCTGTGACCGTGCAACAGGTACGCGGTGATCCGACGGCGGTTTCGCTTGGGGAGAGTTCTCCGAGAAAGACAAAAACAGGAAAAATAGCGGAGCCGAGTAAGAATCCTCTTGCGGATGTACCGGCGGCAAGCCTTCAAGCTCCCAAGAGGCCTCGCGGGACACCTGTGGTAGACCCTGATGTATGGCGCGGCCACGTAGAAGCTCTCGGCTTGCCGGAGGGCACGCCGCCGCCTACAGTTCGGCTGGACCCTGATGTGCGCGAGATGATGATCTATCCAGGGCAGGCAGAGGCCGCCGAAGGCTCCCTCTCGGCTCTTCAACATCAGGACGCAACAATCCTCGCCGCGCCAGCCGGGGCAGGAAAGACATGGCTTCTGTCAGCCATAGCACATCATCTTCTCGGAGATGGCGGCGAAAAGGTCGGTTTGCTTGTAACCAAAAGTCGCAACTTGATTGAGGATGATGACGGCTACATGGACGTAGCCCGCAAGTTCGGAATTGATGTGGATAATCTCCCATCCGATATGTCGCAACTGCAGACGGGGATGTACGCCACAACATATACGTCGATAAGGGGCGACAAAGATGTTCTATCCGTACCGTGGGATTTCGTCTTGTTTGACGAGAGCGCAGAGGCGAGTAATTGGGAAGAAGCAGAGCAAGGGAAAGCTGTAACGCTTCTCGGTCATGTCGCCAAGAAGGTTGTCTACTCCAGCGCCACGCCATACTCCAAGATCATGCAGATCGGCTATATGCACAAACTGGGTCTGTGGCCAAAAGGAGGATTCCCTCAGTGGGCAAAGCAATTCGGATTGGTCGAGAGCGGACCAAACGAATACAGCAGCCGATCCACGCCAGAGCAACTCGCCAAATTGCGCCAGCAACTTATCGAACGCGGCCAGTGGCAGACGCTATATAAGGATATGACTGGAGTCGAGGCGCGCGTAGCGCTCGTTCCTCAGACGGAAGAAGTTCGCGCTGGAGTGCGCAGTATTCGTGCCGCGTTCGCCAAAGCAGGGGCCGCATTCCAGAAGGCGGGAATGAGCAAATACATTACCCCTGTCAAGGGGCATGAGGTGATCTACCTGAAGCGATACTTGACAGCGGCAAGGCTTCCGAACGTCATCAAATTGGCAAAGGATCTGTCCGAAAAAGGGTGGTCGCCTATCATGTTCACCGAGTACCGCTCGCCGGCTGAGGAGGGGATGGAATTCTTTAACGAATTGCCAGCCGGCCTGGGCGCGGAGATCAACAAGATGCTGCCGCCTCTGCCAAACGTGGTAGAGAAGATGAGAGAGGCTTTTGGGGACAAGATCGCTATCTTTGCCGGTCCTCATAATGCGGTTCGCGCAGGCGAACTGAAGGCTTTTCAGGCTGGTGAAAAAGATGCGATGTATATGAGCTTTGCCGCTGGTTCCATTGGGGCTAACGCTCAAGACAAAATAGGCACCAAACCTCGCGCGGCGTTATTTATCGACGTACCGTGGTCTCCAGTGATGCTGGAGCAAGGCACAGCTAGACCGTGGCGCTACGGATCGAAGTCGAATGTGGCCATGTATTTCTTCACATCAGACTCGCTTCCCGAGATGAAAACGCTGGCGACAAAGACTCTTCCCAGGATGCGCTCTTTGAAGGCGGCGGTCTATGGCGAGAAGTATGAATCGGATGTGTCTAAGGCGTTTCGTGACGCCGCTGGAATTCCTGCCGAAGTGAGAGATTTTATGCAGGACGAAGAGAAGCCGGACGCCGCGGACTTCGAGCAGGATGGCAAAGGAGTCAGCTACACACATATTGATGATGTCGAGATTCCCAGCGCGGCCAAAGCCAAGAACAAAGGCATGAAGTATAAGGGGAAAGGCGAAAAACTCCACCAAGGCCCGAAGGACGAAGATCCCTTCGAGCGCCTGGGCAGCGCCGCGTGGGATGGACTCTTTGGTAAACTCAAAAAACTGTCGGCGCCGGAGGCGCGCGCCGTCACCGCCAACGAGGGCGTCATTCGCCTGGAAGCGGAAGAGGCGGGCCGGGCCGCGATGGGGTCTGGAGAGTCGGCGGAGAACGCGGCTACTCGCAAGACGCGGGATATGGCAAATGACATCCGTTTGTTCATGGACAACTCAGATGCGCTTTATCATGGAAAAAAGAGCATACAGAGAAAAGCAAAAGCTGCGCAAGAACTCGGATGGTCAGTTTTCACCTCCGGGTATAGGGTGATCGAGAAAGTTTACCGGCGCGCTGGTTTGAAAGAAGACGGCCAGGAAATGCGGCGGCGTCGGACGGATTGGATTCTCACGAAGGGAGGGTATCAGGGACGTTTACAGACCGCTTTCCATGGGATCATAGAAGGCCACAAACTGAGCGAAAAAGACATCGAAACCATGTCGCGGGTCGTGGAGAACCGAGCGCTGCCGGGGTATGTGTACGATGCCAAGATGTTGAAAGTGGTGCCAGATATACCAGAACGCATCGTCAATGCCGCTTTCGAGTATCGCAACCTTATGAGAGACATTCGCCGCACGTTCGCTAGTGTCGGGAGCGTCGTTGTGTATTTTGAAGATGGGATGCAGAAGCATAGGCCATACTCTGCCATCGAGGACGACCCGTATTACTTTCATCGGATTTACGATTGGAACAAAGAGTATAAGAGCATCAATGCGGAGACAGGAAAGGTTGAGCGCCATACTCTCGGAGAAATAATGAACATGGACCCCGCTGATATTAAGCGGGAAAAACTGGTTGATAGGTTTGCAGATGAGCACGGCATTTCCAGGAACAAGGCGCAAGCGTTCTTCGATAAGAATGACCGCGGCATTCGCCTACAAGGAAATGCGGAGCGGGCGCGCGAGTTTGATATTCCATTGTATGAACGTGGTCGGAGGTCGATTGAACGCTACATTGACCAAGTATCATCTGTTTTGGCTTCTACCGAGGTCCATGGCCAGTTCCGCGAAAAGACGGAACCGCTTCTTAATAAACTCTCTCATGGAGATGCGTCTATTATCGACCGCATCCTTACGAGCGATATGGACCCCGTGCATCTTCCAGAGGTGGACAAGGAAGTTCTCGGCACGACTTCCACGATCGTCATTACTGGCAAGATGTTGTGGAGTCCTATTAAAGTAGGAACCCATATATGGAGAGCAGCAGCCGACGCCAACACGAGGAGCCTCTTCTTTGGGCTTATGCGTGGAATGACACACCCGAAAGAACTGGTACAGCGGGCGATGGATTGCAACGCCCTACTCGACTACACGCAGAGCGCTTATATGCGAGAGATCGGGCTCAAGAGGGAGAGTATTGGTAATAAATTCTTGCGCTTCAATGGGTTTAACTTCGAGATTCAAATGTCGCGCATCTTTCTTGCCGCGACAGGGCGCGCGTTCTTCGAGAGATACGCGTATCCAGAGCTTGTCAAAGATCCAACCAACACCGCGCTCAGAAGGAAATTGAGAAACCTGTGGGGGTTCTCTGACGAGCACCTCGACAACATCATCAAGAACGGCTACGGGCCAGACGATGTGCGTCGCATGGAACTTGGACTCGCCAACAACATCGTCGGCGGCGGATATGCTTCGGAGCTTCCGCCTATCTTCCGCCCAGACAAGAACGCTTCGCCTACAATGATTCACCTCAACACGCTATTCCGCTGCACTCAGATGCTGCATCAGTACATGATTAAGACGGCGAATCAAGTTGGAGACCGGGTGTTTGATGAGATGAAAGAAGAGGGCTTCAAGAGTTCAGACACTTATAAGCAACTGCTACGCTTCGCGTTCAATGCCGGCCTGGCCGGATTCGCGCTCAACCAGTTGATCTACCAGCGTCATCGCTTGGTTGGATCGCCGGAAGCGGAGATCGAGAAACGGAGGAACGAATGGCTGGCGGCGCACCCCGCCTCGTCCGAGGCTCTCTGGTGGGCGATGGCGAACTACACCATGGCGATCGGTCTGCAAGGCCCGTCGAGCTTGTTTCAGGCGATGGCTACCCACAACGCCAAAGATCACGCGAAACTGGCAGGGCGGCATGGCTTGACGAAAGACGTAGCCGCGCAGGTCATGGGCATCCCCGGTCAGGATATGGAGGCATTCTCCACGGCCACTGAGGATATGGTGAACACGACCGCCGACACCGGCAAGCACAAACTGAGTGTTGATGATCGGCGTAAAAACATCATCAAGCGCCTGCTCGCCGAAGAGGTCGTCGGCACCAACCTGCTCCCCGGCATGGCTCCGAAGAAGGTTGAACCGTCGCACCACGGACGGCGGCACAAGACGACCAGCCGGTTCTGACGTATGATTGCAAGCAGGGAGGGGTGAAGCATGACCAGTAGACGGAAGGCGAAGATGGACGACACAACAGGATACAGATTGCCGGTTTTCGTGAGTAGGCAAACTTTCGTCAACGCCTCTCGAATAACGAAGTTAGCCAGAGGTCCGGTGAGCTATATTTTCGAGTTGCAGGCTAGGCCAGGTGGGGTGTATGCCTACGGTTTCAAGCACGTGAAGGATAAGCCGGAGCCACAAGAAGGAATGTATTATGTGGTGCGCGGCCTTTACGACTTCACTTTCATGACGGCGGAGGAATTTGAAAAGTCCTACCAGCCGCAATACTGCGAAGTGACCGTTCGAGATGAAAATGATGGTAAAACAGGCCCGGAGATGGTTTGCACTCGCAAGGCAACCAAGATCGCCACATCAAAAAACGGGAAGAAATATCCTCTGTGCAACTACCATGCTCGAAACTCTGACGTGAAATCGGACCCACGGTTCAAATCCGTGAAGGCAACCAGCCGATGAACCGACGTAATTTCTTTGCCGGACTGTTTGGCGTGGCGGCTGCGGCTGTTATGCCGAAGACGCAGGCGGCCCCCGACGAATCCAACTGCGAACGGGCTGCTTCGCAACTGCGAATTCTGGCAGATGAAAGCCGCAGGAGAATCTACCAAGCCTTTGAGAATCAGAGTGAATTTATTCGCAAATGCAGCAAACCGCGGGCGCAAACCATTTCCGCCATGCCGAAGATTACAGACGAGATGTTTTCTGGAGGTCTCCTTCCCGAAGGAAAGGGTTGGATGTATCCAGATTGATTCTACTTGCGAGTGTTTCCGGTTAGGTGATATGCTGGTTCCAATTAGCCAGTCCAGTCCACATCCTCGCAACACCATCCCGCCTTGTAGTAATCCGCTTGAAGTTCACCCAATCTTCACTCATCTGGCGTAAAAACCGGGAGGAAATCCCGGCGTGTTCAAATTTGCTCTTTCACGCGAAAGGGGAGTGGAGTACACTGCTTTCATGGACAGAGAACCAAAAAACCTCCAAGCGGAATTGGACGCCAAAATGGGAGAAGTTTCCGGCCTGTTGAGCGCATCCACCGCAGACATTGCCGCGATTCGAGAAGCTCTGGAATTGCTAAAAAGGAGCTCGAACTCAACGTTCCCTGGAACCATCGTCTTCGACGCCATCCAAAAGTTTGAGACGGCCATCGAGAGGATCGAGGTAAAGACCGTCCACTACGAGGGACAGATCCTCGGCATTCTTGACCGAATCAGGCACAACCTTCCAACCCCAACAACAATAAGCCGCTCAAGTGCGGTGCAATTCACAGGAGAATCAATCACCATGGCAAACAACGCTCTCACTCTCAACGTCGGTCAGTCCGCACAGGCCTCGCCCGTAACCTTCCTCGCCGACGGCGTGACCCCTTCGGGCGCTACTTACTCGGCCTCGACCTACACGTTCTCCGATCCCTCGGCGACGGTCACTCTGAACTCCGATGGCGTTACTGCCACAGTGGCTGGCGTCGCCACGAGCACGGGTCCGATCAATGGTTCAGTCTCCTTCACTGCGACCGATACCGACGGAGCTGTCTCGACCTGGACGCAGCCTTTTACCGTCCAGACCGGCACTGTTGCGCCGCCTCCTCCCAGCCAACTCTCGCAGTCGAGCGCTTTGCAGTTCTCGACGCCCGCCTAAGCCACTCTCCTTGAACGACGAAAAGGTTCGGCCAACCAGCCGGACCTTTTTTGTTGCAATTTAGATTGCAAGCGTGGATAATAGCCAATATGCGCATTCGAGGCGGTCACGACTATTACGACTCTGTTCTCTCGCTGGGTATTGACCCGACGATTACATTGCTGCGCGGGGAGAGTAAGAGTCTCAACGTGAACAAGGCCGGCGGAAGTCTTCTCAACCGTCGGCTGGTGTTGAAGCCGGAATGGAGAAACGCCAGCAATGAACCCTTTAGTTTAGGCATTAATAGCATGGCGGTTGCGTTCTGCGGAAAAGTCTATCGCGGCGTTCTCGGCCTACACAGCCCAGACAAAAACGAGGGTATCTGGTCGGCAGACAGGGCGCGCGCTTTTGTGAGCCAACAGAAGAGCAGAACAGTGGAAGTCGAGACTCATTGGCGCGACCAGAAGATGACACTGGAGGAGTATTTCACTCCCTATGAGTCGTCTGGAGACTTGCGGAAATACATGATCGCCAACAAAATCTCTATCTTGGTCGAGGAACAAGTTTTCCAACACGAAGAAAGGTTCTTTCTCGTCAACCCGTCTACCTTGAAAATGATAGGCTTTGCGAAGGCGGTAGATCCCTACACTGCATTTCAGGAACTTTCAATGTGGATTGGTGGAGTGCTTGGCGGAACGAGTCCGGAGATCGTGACAATCAAAGACGACAAGACGCTGATTGAGGGCCACGGCTTCGATAATCGGTTCTCATTCCGTGGACCGAGGATTTCTTAGGAGCCACATGGCGCGCGGCAAGAATCGCTGGACCTACAAACGAGTGAACGGGCGCACGGTCAAGACGCGGAAGCCGAAGCGTCGTGCGCCTGTTCGCCGTTCTCCGTCTCGATAACAGGCGGAGGCGGCTGACCTCCCCTCGAAACCTTGAGGTAATGCGATCTAAGATTCCAACTCTTCCTCCGCATTTTTTTCTTGTTCAGAGAAGCATCGATGACCTTTGCTTTTCTGTCGAATTCTTTCATTCTATGAGAAGGAATTCTTTTCGTATGAAAGATGCACTCGGCTATCGTCTTAGCATCCCGATAATTTGACCAAAACAATGTAGCCTGGATTGTCCTCTGCGGCTCCGGCAGGGCGACGATACGCTTGAGTTCCTCTTCGAGCCGGTGATCATATCTCCTTAGTTGGACCCGCTCATGCCGGCCAATCCGCTTGACGAAGGAGAAGAGGACAAGCAGCGCCTGGCGGTCAGTGCGCAGCGGGTTTCGGATCTCGAAGAACCCATTCTGCAGGCTGTAGAAGCTCTTGAGCGAGAGCAGTTCCCCGAAGGCGGTATCCATATAGATCGGGATGTTGAAGTGTAGACACCAGCGCCGCAACTCCAAAAGGCTCATCTCAAGAAATCTAGCCACATCCTTGATGGGCAGCATGGGGCGCTGCTTGAGCGGCGCGAACATGGTGCGAAGCCATTCCCTTGCGCCGGCCGCCGGCCTCTCGACGAAGGTGTCCTCCGCATAGCAGCCGGACTTGACCAGGTGGAGGTATCCTTCGATGACGAGCGGGGGGAGACGGTCAGCCTTCGCGCCGAGTTCCTTCGCTAGATCAGCGAGGGAGATGGACTCAACGGGCGGCTCTGGCATCGTTCTCCAGTTCGCGGGCGGCGGCATTCTCGCGGCGCTTCTGGTGGGCCAAGTGGGCGATGCGGCTGAAGAAGAGCGGGCCGTTGTTCCTGAGTGTGTTGTCGCCACCGCGGCTACCCAGCTTGGCGTAGAAGTCGGGCATATCCTTCGTCAACTTCTCTTTTGCCCCTGGCTTGAGGTGCCTTCTCGTCAATGGTTTCTTCTTCGCCATGGGTTCAGTATAAGGAACCTTGAAAATAATTGCAAGCGAAAAGATTTTAGGCTTGACAGCGGCAGTCTAATGCTCTACGCTTGCAATTGTTATGACTAATCCAGCAGCGATTCAACTCGATCCGAAGATGCGCGAGTCCATCGACTCGATCAAAGCCGAACTCGGAAAGGGTAAGGTTGTGATCCGGCCTCGGCAGACGGGAAAGACTGCGGCGCTGTTGGAGTTGATCCACGAGAACTTACCGCAAACATTCGACATATTCGTTGCTTACTCCAATATGGCAGTGTGGACCAAGAGGCGCTATAAGGAGATGTACCCGGACGACGAACAACCTCGAATCTTCTCATACCAAAACGCTCGAAACGAGAGAATACGCGGAACCACAGGGCGTAAATGGGCGACTGATGAGATTTGGCCGAGCGCGGTGGTCAACGTGGCCCCCGACTACGAGTTCAACGCTACCTTTTATGGCGGTGTCGGAACTCCAATGTGCATGGATATGCACTCTAACTAGGAAAGGAAAGCAGCATGGCATCGACAGCACTCGCAGTTCAATCACCCACACAACTTGAACAACCAGTAACCTTCGCGCCTCGGACCCTCAAAGAAGCAATTGAGTTTGCAACTCTCATTGCCGACTCCGGGATGGTACCGAAGGATTACATCGGCAAGCCCGGCGCAATCGTCGTGGCTATCCAAATGGGCATGGAGATCGGCCTACTTCCAATTCAGGCTCTCCAATCAATTGCCGTCATCAATGGAAGGCCATCTGTTTGGGGAGACGGCGCGCTGGCGATCGTCAAAGGTCATCCAGACTTCATATCTATCCAAGAGGATGACATCGAGGTTATCAAGAAGAACAACAAGGCGACCTGTACCATAGAGAGGCGTGGCCAGCCGCCGGTGAAGATCACCTTCGGGCAGGACGACGCCGCGACCGCTGGGCTGTGGAAGAAAGCTGGACCCTGGACGACGGCCCCGTTCCGCATGATGCAGATGCGCGCGCGGGCCTTTGCCATGCGCGACCAGTTCCCCGACGCTCTCAAGGGCATCAAAACCGTCGAAGAGGTCCGCGACTATCCCGGCGAGACCATCGACGCCCCGCCGCAATCCAGCGCCCCGGCGCCAGCCGCAGAAAAGGCGGAAGAAACGATCGGGCAAAGCGGCGGGTCGGCGTTCTACAAAGCCTACCGCGCCTCTGGATGGACAGCCGACGATTCCCGTGCCTTCCTTCGCGACACTCTCCAGATCGGCGAACCTCACAACAAGAAGGATAGCCGAGATATTCCGCTTACTGAGTGGCTCCCGGAAGGCAAAGCGTGGAAGTGGGCCAATACCCACTCGCCGGCGCGCATCGCAGCCGAAAGCAAATTCGAGGCGCTTGGCTGGAATCAAGAGGAGCGTCTGAAGTTCTTCCAGGAGCACAAGGCGGACTGGACGGCGATCGACAAGGAACTTGCCGCAGAGATCGAGCGGCGCAACAAGGAACAGCGCGGAGAGTAAGACGAGCGATCCACGCATAGACTGGGGCGGGTTTAATCAGCTCGTGGGCGTAAGCCAGCCGGCGGGATACCCAAATCCGCTGCGAGTCCAACAGCACCACTAACCCAGAAAGGACAATCGAAACAATGGCAGACGAGACAAAACCGAAGCGCGTCCTGAGCCCCGAGGCCAGGCAGCGCATTGCAGACGCGCAGAAGAAGCGCTGGGCGGCAGTCATGGCCGGGAAGCCCACCAAAAAGAAGGCGAAGAAGGTGGTCGAGTCGGTAACGGAGATCGTGACCGGCAAGCCGGCGAAGAAGGCCGCGAAGAAGCGGGCAAAGAAGTTCAAAGGGGTTCACTACACCGACCTGCGCTTGCAGCCGCAGATCCACTTCGACAGACTGACCGGCCAAGCAGTTCAGCCCGCAGGTGAAACCCTGGCCGCGCAGCTCGAAGAGGCCAAGCAGCACATCGAACGCATCGACACCGATCTCGACAAGGCGGAGAACGCCGTGGACGACCTCAAGGCCATCCTGGAGCGCGAGTACCAGTACCACAGCCTGCGCTGCGAGGAGCTGGAGCGCGAACTGGAGCGGTACGACATCGAAACTGAATAGCTTTGCCGGAGACGGTGGAGTGCGCCACGGGTCAGAGTCCTGTTCGCCTTCATGGGGCAGCAGGATTCTGGCCGGGCGGCGCGAAAGGAAAGGAATGAAGGCCTTCATCCTCGAAGTAATCCTCCCTGATTCATGGTCTAAAGGCGACGTGCTCTACGCTTTCAACATCGGTGCGCAGAAGCATTTCGTTATGCAGAATAGCGGCCCCGCATTCGTGGCCGTTTCGCAGAGGCATCTCGAAGATCCGCGCGGCATTCGGACCTGCACGACCGTTCTTGCGGAACTTCCGATCAAGGAGCCGCCAATGACTGTCTACGAATGGATTGTCGGCGACAAGATTGGAACCTCCAGTAAAACCATATGGGCGCATTTTGTCATCCATAGCCGTCCCGGTGGACCTTTTGGTGCAACGACTCCATCTGATCCATCTGATTTTCTGCGCTGCTATTGGCTGTTGAAAATTGCTTCAGAATGGCGCGAGCGCATCGGCGAGATGGGACAGCGGTATCCTGAATGGAAACCCCTCACTGACAACTGGGACGAACTGGAAAAGATGCTCGAAGAGGTGTGGCCGAAGTCCTGCGCGTCGGGCGAGTATGAGCGCGATGAGCCGCCAGCCAAAGCGATGTATTCCAGGATGCAGGTGCTGCTCGGAGAAGGCAGAGAGATTCTCAGAAAGGTTCGCGCCTCATGACCATCTGGATCATCAAGCAATCTCGCGACGGCGGCAAGACCTGGGGACTCCACACGCCGTATCATCTCTACAAGGACCATGACAAGGCGACGGCCGCCGCGGACAAGATGAACGGCTGGCAGGGGATTTCCCGCTTCAAGTACAAGGCGGTGGAGTTTGTCGAGGTGCCTCGATGAGCGAAACTCGTATCCCTGGAACCTGCTCTTGTGGCCGCAAAGTCGTCAAAATACTGAACTCGAAAGTGCCGACGATGTGGGTCAATGGAGATCGCTACATCTACCCTGAACGCGAAGACGGTTGGTGTATCTTTCGCTGCAAGGACTGCATGGCGGTAATCAGTGACGTATTCACGGCTGAGGTGTGCGCATGAATGGAAAACCAACCGAAGAGACCTTTCTAAAAGACGTGTCGAAGCATACGATGGCCGTGCTACTCGACAAGGGCGTTTACCGTCATCTTCAATTCAAAGACAACGGCTCAAATGTGATGTGGTTCGACATCGTGACCTGGCCGGGATTTCTTGCCTATTCCGGAGACATGGGATGCTTTGTTTTCAGTCGCCTGAAAGATATGTTCGAGTTCTTCCGCACTCGTCCTCGCGACGAGAAGCTGGACGCTCTGCATATCAACTTGGGCTACTGGGCCGAGAAACTGGAGGCCGTTGACCGCTGTGGCCGAGAGCCGGGCGCAAAGCAGTTCTCGCCTGAAATCTTCCGCGAGAGAGTCGAAGAGCATGTCACGCAGTGGATCGAAGAGTTCAAGGAAGAGTACGACTCCGATAAGGAAGAGACGGCCAAGCAGCGAGAAGCGTTTGCAGAGGAGTTGCGGGAAGCAGTCGAAGACGACGTTACCTCGCGTGCTGATGACGGTGAGCATGAGGCACGGCGGGCGCTCAATGACTTCTCATTCACGTTTAACGGGCCAGATCGCTTCTGCCCCACTAATGGCCATAAGTACGAGTTCTCCGACACATGGGAGTGGAGCTTAGGCGAGTACACTTATCGCTTTATCTGGTGCTGCTACGCGATTGCATGGGCGATCAGGCAGTATGATGCGCAAAAGGAAACGGAGCACGTGCCGGAATGATTACTCAAATCCAAGGCGGGTCATTCAGTGACGAGCCACATCAATATCTGGATGAGCAGAACGCCTGGGTTCCGTCATGTACGCAGGCCATCAAACTCGCCGGCCTAAGCAATTTCGACGGCGCGCGGCAAGAGGACATGGATGCGGCAGCCGAGCGCGGGACAGAACTCCATGAACTTGTTGAGTGCTACAACCGTGAGGGCGACTACGATCCGAATTGGCTCTTGCCGGAGATCGAGGGATACTTCCACGGGTACTTGAAGTTCCTGAGCGACACACATTTCGTACCGGACCCGTCGTGGACCGAAGTTCCGATTATTGCCACGATCTGCGGCATGAAGATCGGAATGAAACTCGATATGTTCGGCTCTTTCGGACGCGACAAGGCTGTTGTTGAGGTCAAAGCCGCAAGCTCTGTGCAGGATTCATGGGCGATTCAAACCGCCCTTCAGGAACTTGGAGTTTACAAGTCGAACCACGTTGGCCGAGTCAGGCGCTACGCTTTGCAGTTGAAGAAGGATGGCACCTACAAGTTGCATTCGTACACGAACCATCAGGAGGATGAGGCGATTGCGATTGCGGCGCTGCGATTGGTATGGTGGAGATTGAATCATAAGCAGAAGTTATGGGAGGCGGTGGCAGCATGAGTAACACAGACGAAAGCCACCTCGGTCTACTGCTTCGCGCCCACGCTGAATGTGCGGCGCAGGCCCACGGCGAAGAGTACGTCCACGGCAATATCCCAGCGAAGTGCGATTACGAAATGGCGCTTCAATCTATTCACTCGGTTATCCGCATTGTGGTCAACGCAGAGACCAGAGTGGCTGTTGATCAAGCAAAGAAGAATTTCAACAAGGAAAGGAACCCCAATGTCAAATGAATTTGCAGCACTGAAGCCGGTCGAGAGCTCGATGTTCTCTCGCGCCGGATACGATGAAGCCAATTGGCTGTTGCTCTTTGAGTTCAAGAGCACTCACGAAATCCGGAGCTATAAAAACGTTGCGCCGGAGGTGGCCGACAGCGCGTTAACTTCTGAGTCTCTCGGGAAATTCTTTAATTCGCAGATCAAAAGTAACCCGTCCTGGGAGTACGACGTTCTCGGCGCCGACCCCAGCCAGATGCCGGAGCCGCCGAAGGCGAAGCCTGTCGAATCCCTGAGCGTGATGGATGAAGACATAAAACTGTGCGAGCCGGGATGGAACGGCCACAGCATTGACCCGGCGCCGCAGATGCACGTCTCTGAGATCGGCAACTACCCGCCGTCAGACGCTGGCAATATCACCTTCGAGAAGTTGCAGGCCGAGTATGCGCGGAGCATTGGCTGTGAGCCGCAAGAGGTGGTCTGGTCCAAGCAGCCCGGCGACCCGGAGAAGTTTCCGGAAGGGCGGTGGGACCTGCAGGTGGACAGGGTTGATGTTTACAGCCAGCACCCAGACGGCTCATTCACGCCTCTTGACGGAGGAATCGACGTTGGGCAGACCGCCATCGTTCGCCAGCCCGTCGGTGAAGTCCTTGCCGCATGGCGCGCGCCTGAGTCCGCGGCAGAGGCGCTGGACCTGCTCTCCGAGCGCGAAGGTGAGATCAAGGCGATCATTGCCCAGAACGTCAAGACGGGCCAGCAGGCGCTGGCCGTGCGCATCGACACCGCCGAGAAGCGCGTGGAGGCCAGCGAGACACTCAACCGGCTGGTGAGCAAGGCCGACACCACCAAGGCCGCTCTGGACCCGCTCCGCAAGGTTCTCTACGAGGTCTACATGGAGACCGGCGGCAAGGTTAAGGCCGGTCTGGAGCCGCTGGAGGCTGGCATCAAGCACGTCAAGGCGCAGATCCTCGGATGGGATCAGGCCCAGGAGCGCATCCGGCAGCAAAAGATCCGCGAGGACAACGAGCGCCGTGATGCCGAGGCGCGCCGTCTGCAGGAGGCGGAGGCGGCCCGGCTCAAGCTCCTCGACGTGCAAGACGCGCTCGACGAGGGTGACGAGCAGCGCGCCGAGACCCTCTTCGATGCGCCGGTCATCGAGGTGCCGCGTCCGTATGTAGCTCCAGTCTATGTCCCGCCGGCCGCGCCCAAGATCGAAGGGCAGAGCACGTCGACCAAGTGGAAAGTGGACGAGGATTTGATCGAAGACGATCAAGCGTATACCGCTTCGATCGTGGCTCTCATGCGCGCCGTGATCGCCGGGAAGTACGATATGCAGCAGGCGGCGGCATTGCTCAAGTGGGATCTTTCAGCCGCGAACAAGTTGGCTGGAGCTCTCGGCGCTTCGTTTAATGTTCCTGGCCTCAGCGTCAAGGAGGTCGGTTCTCTTTCGGTGCGCAGGAAGAAGAAGTAGGTGGTGGAAGTGGAAGGGCCACGTAGGGAAGAATGGGTATGGGTCAATTGGTGTGCAGAAAGGACATGAAGAGGTGATGCCGGTGTTCACATCTCATCGAGCCTCTTGGATAGTCCACTTTGGGGATATTCCTGACGGGTTATTTGTTCTTCATAAGTGCGATAACCGAGAGTGTTCAAACCCGGAACACTTGTTCTTAGGAACGCAGAAGGATAATATGCGGGATGCGGCAAGCAAGGGAAGGATACCAGAGAGAGGGAAATTTAATTCAGAGCAAGTTCTTGAGATACGAAAAGAAATGAAGGGCGGAAAGAAAAACTGGACAGAGGTTGGAAGAAAATATGGGGTACGTCCAAAAACCATCAAGGCTCTCGTGAGAAAGGTGACGTATGGAAGCGTTTAAGGGAAATGTGGTAAGTTTCTCATCAGAAAAAGGCTATGGGTTTATCGATATAGGCCCAGGTCGTCCTCAGCTATTCGTTCACTACACAGGAATAGAAGGGGATGGTTATCGCAAGCTCGACAAAGGAGATATTGTTGAGGGAGCAATTGAGGATGGTCCAAAGGGGCGGCCAGTCGCCGTCAGAGTCGTCATAACCGGAAAGGCGGAGGTGTAATTTGGCAGAACAAGTTCTCAACATCAAGCAGTCCAAGAACATCCATTCGGCAGCTTACGACGCGGATTCACAGAAGCTGACCGTTCGCTTTCACCACGGCGGAACCTACGTCTACGATGGCGTGGGCGCAGACAAAGCCCAGGCATTCGCCGACGCCGATAGCCACGGGGAATTCCTTCACTCCGACATCAAAGGCCAGCATACTTTCACGAAGGTCGGATGAAGTTCTACTTCATCTTCGAGCCTTGCGATTTATGGGTGGGGGTGTACATCGACCGCGTGAAGCGCCGGGTGTACATCCTGCCTGTTCCCTGCTTTGGGATTGTGATTCAACTGGAAGGGTAAGGAAAATCATGAGCGCTATTGAATTATTCAAACAAGACGGAACAGCGGCTGGCATCTTCTACTGCTCAGAATGCCGTCGCGTTTACACAAACAAGACAGATGCGGATTGGTGCCACGGCGAGCGGATATGCGCCTGTGGGAAGAAGATCGAAACCAACTATCGCCACAAGTGCGAAGCGTGCTATATATCCGAAAGCCGCGCGCGCGCCGAAAAACAAGAGGCCGAGCGCTTCGAGAAGGCCAAGAAGATCACCGAGGCCGAGTATACCGGCGATCACGTCTACTGCGGAGATCAGTATTACGAGTCCGTCGAGGATGCCATTGACCAGTATGACAAAGGCCAGGAGCCTGAGTACGTCTGGGCTTGCACGACGCACGGCATACCCACGATTGACCTTGAAGATTGCACAACCAACATCATCGACAATATGTGGGAGGATGTCGACTGCAACGACCTGAACGGCATTGACGAACTTGAAGCGGCGCTGGCTGCGTTCAACAAAGCCAACGAGAGCATCCAACTGTGGGAGCCGGATTACACCACGGCTATTCTGGTAGGTAAACGTGGGTGACCTCTCACAATTCACGATGCCCGACAAAGCGCCTGATCCGCCAGCAGAGCGGAAGGGCGCGCCGGTAGATGCTGGTCTTCCCTCAAATCTTCATGCTGAGCAGACCCTCGTCGGGGCGTGCCTCCTAGATCCCGTTTACTACAACGAAATAGCAGAGCGGTTGAGACCTGAGGACTTCAGCAGCGATTCATTCTGCCGCATCTTCCGTTGCATTGGAGAGTTGATCGATGCGGGATCGGCAATCGATATTGTCACTGTATCTGCCGGGTTGAGGAGAACGAAGGAACTCGACACTATTGGCGGCATCTCTGCGCTGGCTGGACTCACCGAAGGGCTGCCGCGCAGACCTGTGGTGAACGACTACATCAAACTGGTACTGGAGAAGTCGCAGCTCCGCCGGATGATTCAACTCTTCAACGTGGCGCTGCTACGCGCTCAAGATCAGTCGGAGACACCTCTATCTATACTCGAAGCGGCCGAGGGCCAGCTCCTTGAGATCGCGCAAGACGCCCAGGCTGGCGCACTGCGGACGATTTATCAGTCGGTCGAAGCCGCGGGGGGAACGGAACCCTACCTCAAGGCATACACCGATCCAGAGATGAAGCCGGGGCTGCCGACAGGATTTCTGGATTATGACGCCATGACCGGCGGGCTGCAGAAGTCGGAGTTGACGATCATTGCATCGAGGCCTTCGATGGGCAAGACGGCCCTGGCTATGAACATAGCCCAAAATGTAGCGATCGGCAAAAAAAATATCGTGGCCATCTTCAGCTTGGAGATGTCGCGCTCATCTCTTGAGCGTAGAATGATGGCGTCGAGGGCTTGGGTCAATGTGCGGAAAGCGCAGGAGGGGATATACCTCAACCGGGACGAGCGCATAAAACTGGAGACAGCTTTAGGGGATTTGGTTGAGTCCAACAACATCTTTATTGACGATTCAGCAACTCTGACGCCGATACAACTGAGAGCGAAAGCGCGCCGGCTCAAGCAGAGGCAAGGCAGGCTCGACCTCATCATCGTCGATTATATGCAACTGATGTCGGCTGGTGTGAAGACTGGCAACCGCCAAGAAGAAGTTGCGCACATCTCCCGTTCGCTCAAGGCGTGCGCGAAGGAGTTGGAAGTTCCAGTGATAGCCCTGGCACAAATTCACCGTGGTCCAGAGCAAAGAACAAACAAGCGGCCCATACTCGCCGATCTTCGTGAATCGGGACAAATCGAGCAGGACGCTGATGTTGTGGCGTTTATCCACCGCGAATCCTACTATAATCACGATGAGGATATAAGCGAGTCAGAGAAGGCCTTGGCGGAATTGATTATCGGCAAGCAACGCAACGGACCAACTGGCATCGTAAGGCTCGCATTCGTCAGCCAACTAACAAGGTTCGACAATCTAGCAAGGGGGTAACATGGACACAATCGCAGCAGCAGTGCGCAAGGTCATTGCCGAAGTCGTGGCATTTGACATTGCAAGCGTCACGGATGATAATACCCTTGTAGACGATCTTGAGCTAGACTCGATCGAACTGGTCGAACTTGCCCAGGATCTCGAAGAAGAGTTTGACATCATAATCCCCGACAGCGCGATCACCGCGGCGATGACGGTTGGACAGGTTGTGGACGCGGTGAAGAATTTGAAAGGAGTTACATTTTGAACGCAGAAAACACTGCGGCAATTGAAATGCCGCGTTACAAGTCGCACAAGACGGTCTGGGCTCTCAAGATTGCCCAGGTGACAATTGGCGCGTTTGAGCACGATGCCGCCATAACCTTTGAGGATTCGCGCTACGCCGAGCGTATCGTCAATATCCTCAACAAACCCATTCCGCAGCCTGGCTGGTATCTGGTCCAGTACGAGGACGGCTACATCTCTTTCAGTCCTGCCGAGCAGTTCGAGAAGGGCAACACGCTGGACGAGCCTTTTGGGGAGAATGTCGTCGTTGCCGACCAGCGCAGTTTCGCACAGGAAGAGATCAACAACTGGTTCAGTTATCGCGCGCCGACCAAAACACAGGTCATCCAGTATGGCGAGATTCGCACCGCTGCCAAGATATTTGCGGAGACCATCAACAAGCACGTTCCTGCCGGGGCCGACAAGACGGCGGCAATGCGCACGATCCGCAACTCGGTTATGCAGGCCAATCTTGCGATTGCCTGTTATGTCGGCGCGCCATCGCGCCCGACGATTGCCGAACTGGACAAGATACTCAATTCCAAGGACGACACGCCGGTTACGATCAATCGGGATGGATCGGTCACCGTCGATCAAGTTTAACTTCTCCGCCCAACCTTCGGGTAATGCGGCGGGGGATGCGCGGCAGAACATCGTCATGTACACATAGCCGGAGTGGAGATGGCGCAAGCCTAAATCGAGGCCGGACCGCGCATAACTTTCAACGCAGAAAGGAATGGGACTTATATACATGACTCCCTTGGAGACTGAATGAATCCATACTACGAGCACGCGGGGCGCTGAAGAAGGGAATGAGGGACTATGACCGTAACACTGGCAAATTCATCGACGCAGAACTGGCGGGATCGTGCTGCTACTGACTTCTATCCCACCCCCGCGCCTGTCACACAGGCATTGCTTAACCACTTGATGCTCCCTAAGATGTTGACCATCTGGGAGCCAGCTTGCGGAGAGGGCCACATGGTCAAGGTTCTCCGCGCCAACGGCTATGTAGTGCGCGACTCTGATATTCAGACCGGAACGGATTTCCTTGAAGTTGAGGACTGCCCCGAATCGTTCATCATCACCAATCCTCCGTTCAATCAAGCTGAGGCGTTTATCCGCCACGCCAACAAGCTCAATCCAGAGTGCGGCTTCGCTTTCCTTCTCAAGAGCCAATACTGGCACAGCGCATCACGATTGAAGCTCTTCCGTGAGATACAGCCGCAATTTGTCCTGCCACTGACATGGAGGCCCGATTTCCTATTTGGCGCAAAGTCTGGAAGTCCCACGATGGAGGTTCTCTGGACCGTCTGGATAAACATTGAATGGGAAGAGTGCTACGAAGGGGAGTGCATCTACCATCCCCTCGAAAAACCTAAACCGCAGGATGAGCCGAGCCTGTTTGACGAGTGGCCTACCTGCATCGAATGTGGAGACAATCTCACAGAAGAGGACGCGCCAGACGACGGGACCGACCCTTTCGAGAAGAAATGTAGTGCATGTAAGGCGGTGAATGAGCCGTCCGCAGTCCATCGCGGGTAAGCGCCTAAGCCAAGAAGTTCTAAACTTCGCGTGATTTATGAGAAAAGGGAGTCATGTATATAAATCCCAAAGGAATGGATATGCCACAAGACCAGAAGTTGTTTCGAGAGATGAGCGAACCGCATGAGAGCCGGGAGGCTCTTCAAGCAGCGCACCACCAATTCTTCGAGGAAGTCGTGGAGTTGCGCAAGAAGCACAAGATTGCCAATATCCTGCTGATCTACGCAGACTCCTACGAATCCGATGGAGAAGAAGCCGAGATGTTAGGCGCTTCGATGATTGGGGATCAAACGAGGGCTGAGTCTATGTGCGCCTTTGCTTATGGCTCATTCAAGCGGCAACGCGAGGAGATGCTCGCGAAACTGTTGAGCGGAAAACAGTAATATCACTTTCAACGCACCACAAATCCAAAGACGAGGAGAAAGAGAAAATGGCACACGCAACATCGTTTGACACGGAACGGCTCAGCGAAGAGCAGATCGAAGAAGCCAACAAGCGCCTGGAGAAGCTCCAACCGGCGCATCAACCCGCAGCACCCGCAGCAGAACCTCCGGCCGGAGTCACGAAGGAGCGCAAATCCAACCGGCCCGCAGGGACCAAGGGCGTTCTCTTGCAGCTCAACCCGGACCAGTACGCGGCCCTGGAAGCGGCGGCCAAGGCTGAACGGCGCACCGTGGCGAACTACATTGCCATCTGCGTCGAGGACAACTTCACCAGTTTTATCACCCTCAAGTAACGGCATCTGCCGGCGAGAAGAGACGAGTCGACGGCGGGTGACGTAAAGTTGCCCGTCGTTTTAATTATGAAGAAAAATTAAGTCTTGCGAACGCCCCGAACAACCTCACAGCCGCCTTGTCGTACTCGTGAGCTGCTAGTGTGGGATCAGAAAAACTTCCCAAATGGTATATTTTTCTATCATATTGAATGTATGAACTCCACCTATTACCATGCCGAGATACTCCTTTATACCCAGACGTGTTGTTAATGGAAACTCTTCTATTAAAAGAGTTTTGTGCACGGGTTCCGACTCTTATATTAGAACGTCTGTTATCTAGCGTACATCCATTCTCGTGATCTGGAATCTTACCGGGAGGACAAGACGAAATAAGTACGTGCATTCTCACGTAACGGCGCTTACCTTTAATACTTTCAACTCTTGTCGCGTATGGAACCCCGTTATTAGACTTACGAACAGCCCAGTTCCACTGAGACAACCACTCGTAATCAGACTCCCAAACGATTGTGAAGTATCCATGGTTTAGTGGTATTAGGCGACAGTACACCCCATCAATCTTGAAAGGTATGGCATTGCTTAGGTTTGGACGCGGTACAAGTCTTCCGTTTCTTCGTGGTGCGATACTCGTCGATGCCGTCATGGTTATCCTGTGAATCCTGAGATGTGGAGCGCCTAACCCCACTATAATTATAGCAAAATATGTGTTGCAAGCGTGGACGAGACATGATATATTTGCAAGCGTGGAGTAAGGAAAGGAAAGCAGATGCGAACCTCATGGCAAAAAGGCAGCGTCGTTCGGGTCCATCAGAAGTCGGGGGACATCTGGCGGCTGCGCTATCGGCTCGACGGCATTCAGCGCTCAGATTACATCGGGACTATCAAGCAGCATCCGACGAAGGCCTCGGCAGAGAAAGCAGCCGAGAAGATGCGCAGTATCATCAACTTCACGCCGACAGAGATCATCACCGTGGGCAATCTCATCGACAAGTACGAGCGCGAGGCCATGCCGGAGCGCGAAGCGACCGCGGCCAGCTACAAGTCAATCTTTCGGAGAATCCGCGAGCGGTGGGGTGATGTGCGCCTCGACCAGTTCTCACTCGACATGGTTGCCGTGGAGGATTGGCTCAAGGATCTCAAGGTGGTCGGGCGCCACCCCAAGCCCGGCGTCAAGCCGCCAGTCTCCCCACTGTTTCGCGCCCAGGTCAAGAATATCTTCCATACCCTCATCGAGCACGGGATGAAGTGGGGCGCGCTGCAGACGCAGAGAAATCCTCTTGAGTTGGTAAGATTGAAAGGGAACGCGCGCGCCAAGGAGATCGTCATTCTCAGCCTCGACCAATACCAGGCTCTGCTGGACGACCCGCAACTGCCGGAGACGGTAAAGGTAATGGCACAGCTCGCCGCCGGACTCGGCTTGCGCGTATCGGAAATCCTCGGCTTGAAATGGGAGGACTTTTCGTTCGAGTCCAAGACCATCCACATTCAGCGCAGCGTGGTCCACGGCAAGGCCAACGACACGAAGAGCAAGACCTCGGCGGCCACGTTGCCGCTGCATGAGAACCTGATCGAGATCCTGCGCGGCTGGAAGGCGCACGAGGCGCTGAAGAGTCGCTGGGTGTTCTGCTCGGAGCGGACCGGCAGGCCTCTGGACCGGGACTGGTTGCGCTCGGAGTATCTACAACCCGCCGGAGAGCGCATCGGCGTGCCAGGGCTGGGCTTTCACTCTCTGAGACATCTCTACCGCGCCCTGCTCCGCAAGATGGACACACCGTTGGAGATTCAGAAGAACCTTTTGAGGCACAGCAAACTGGCGACGACGATCGATATTTACGGTGGCAAGGACGACGCGGAGCGGTTGCGTCCGGAGAATAGCAAGATTGTAGAATTTCTCTCACAGAGGGCAACAGCATGATGGAATCTATCAAGATACCCCTAACTCAGGGACAATTTGCCGTCATTGACGCAGACGACTACGAGAGAGTTTCCGTTATAAAATGGAGATCTCAGTGGTGCGAGAATACTAAAAGTTTTTATGCCCACAGGACTGAGCGTTTACCAATGGGAAAACGGGTCGCTGTTGGGATGCATAGATTTATCATGAACGCCGCAAGTTGCCACATCGTAGATCACATCAACCATGACACTCTTGATAACCGAAAATGCAACTTGCGCATATGCAACTCCCGACAGAATTCTTTCAATCGCAGGGCAAATAGAAACAATAGCAGCGGATTCAAAGGTGTCTCTCGGAGTAAGATTCGCGGCAGGGAAACATGGATAGCGTCTATCAAGAGGGGCGGTAAGCAGATATGCTTAGGATATTTCGATGACATTAAAGATGCTGCTCGCGCCTACGACGATGAAGCTGCGATCGTTCACGGAGAGTTTGCTGTACTTAACTTCCCAAAAGAAACTGTTGGCGTAGAATCACTTGACGATCTATCTACGATAGAAGCTCTCGCCTTTCTGGTTGAGCGTCTCAGTTATCGGATATGTTGTCGCGTATCGCCAGACGATATACTTGCCGAGTTAGCTGTTCGCTATCTTGAGAAAAATCAATTGAGGAGGGCAACTGCATGAGCGACCAAAAGACCTGTAAGCACGAAACCGTCAACCGCTCGGCAACCGGAGATTCTTGGAACTGCGACGATTGCGGAGCTGAGTTCTTTTGCCT